TATTTCATTTACTTTATCTTCAATTTTAGTCATATTACTATTTATCAACTACATTATAGTTGATTATACATCTGATCTTTTCTTTAGGTTGACAAGACGTATGCCAGTGAGAACCATCAAATAATACTACTCTACCTTGTTTAGGAGTAACTCTTTTTGATTCTTGTAAATCATCAAAGAAAGGTATTGGATCTTTTTTACTATATTTGTTTTTATAGATAACAGTATCTCCATCAGCATCTGTAACATAATACAATATAACTAAATGTTTGTCAAACAGGTCTATATGAGGCGTATCTATTTTTTTATTTTTAAGACTTAAAGGCAATTGTAAAAAAGAACGGCCTTGTATTATTTTTTTATAATCGTATTGAATATGTTTGCAACTATTTTGTATAATAGGTAAAACCAAATTGTGGTAGTCACTATTAATCTTTTCGTTGATTACAAATCTATGTTGAAAGCCAGGTCGTTGTTGTTTGTTCTCAGAAGCGTGTGTAACATCAGATATAAAAAACCAATTAAAGTTATCACTTAAAAGAGTAAGTTTAATTTTTTCTTGTAGATTCTTTTCTATAATGTTATCAATTACAATAGGTAGTTTCATATATCATAAACTACTTCAGCTTAGATCCTTTGAACCAACTTGGTAATCCTAAATGAGGACGGCCATCAAAGATGTTATCACTCGAACCTTTTGTTGCTTCATTATTGTAATGTAAAAATACTTGACCACAATCTTTGCCTTCAAAAGCATCTCTCCAGTGTTCACAAAGATTACCTTTATAAACAAGCATATCACCAGGTTTTAGAATTACTTTAACACCTTTTGTATGTTCAGTAACATATTTACCATCTTTTAATCCACCTTTTTTAGGATCTTTTTCAATATAGATAGGCCATTCATCGCCACCTAGATTTAATGTTGTAGATATTTCACAACTAAAACGGTCTTTGTGTCTATGAAGTATATCACCTTTTTTATAGATACGAGCATAAGCATATGTTGGTATCAATTTAATTTTTGTTAATTTTTCCATCTTTGGCTGAACAGCCAATAATAAAGTTTCCATAGCAACATCACCATAATGTGAATATGTATTTGGTACTTGTTCATCATTCCATACACCCCATTCAGTAGTGAACGGAGAAATAAATCTTGTATCAAAAAATGTTCTTGCTACTTGTCTTTTCATTAAAAAATAGTTATAAACAAATTCAGCCACCTTTGGTTCAATGGCTTCTTTTATCACTAGATAGTTATTCTTTTCAAAACTCATAATCTTTTTACTCCTTCTATTATCATATTTCTTACTGCCTGTATGTTAAAATGTATAAACCTAAATGGTTCTACACCATCATCAACGGCATATTGATGTGGCATATATGAATTAAAAAATATCATTGTACCAGGTTTCGGCCTATAATTCACTATATCTTGGCCAAAAGACACTTGTGATTTATCTTTTAATGGTAGTTTAGTCATCAAAGCTCCTGGTCTTGGATCGTGAAATAATGGAAAAGATGTTTTTTCAGAACACTTTAGAAAATAAAATCCTGATATATGGTTATCCCAATGAATATGTGTGTCGTGATGGCCACCACCATTTTTAGAAAACTCTTGTACCCAAAATTCAGTAAAGAACATTGTATATTGTTTCATATCAAATCCTTGACTGTCCATAATATTCCAAGCTGTGTTACCAATATAATCTTGTATATCTTTTAGGCCTGGATCGTTTTGAAGTGGGCCAGAATGATAAGACATACCGTGGTCTTTGACTTTAGCGAAATCTTTTTTACCTAAAAACTTTTCTCTTTCTTTCATTTTAGGTTTTTCTCTATCGTAGGCCTCTTTAATGTATCGATCACAAACTTTATTTGTTGAATTTAACCATTCAGGTTTATCAATTACATAAATTGGGCAGCCAAAATACACATCTGTTCTTAATTCATTACCATTCGTTACTATTGCCATATCACTTTCCTTTATTATATATATTAGTTTTTAGAAACTTATATAAACTAGGTTTATCTTTAACTATTAAATCCCATTTTTCTTTTCTTTTATTTAGTCGTTGTATAAAAGGCTCTACATCTCTACGGTGTTCTTCTTCTGTAATATTATTTGAATGTAATATTGTAGTTAAATCAGTAGGAGACCAGTGCATACCAGCAGATACACAATTTATACCAGCACTTTCATCAAAATGAAAATGGTGAGCTCTTTGATCTACAGCATTCAAAAATCCTTTTATAAAAGTTGGTTTTAAGTTTACTAATTTTTCGTCCCAATTTTTATTTAAATTTGCTTTCCAATATTCAGTATCATTCCTATGAGATAAGGCATAATGTAAAGCAACAAATTCAGCAAAGTTTCTGAATAAGTACTTAGCTTGATAATTATAACTATCTCTATCAAACTGAGAAAACTTATCTCTTTGTATATTTCTTAACAATATCATTAAAAATTCGTGCACTGAAAATAGACCATTACTTTCCAAAGGTTCAATAAAACCAGCTGATAATCCTATAGCAACAACATTTTTAACCCATAATCTATTGTGCAATCCTACTCTCATTTTTATATTTTTAAATTCTAATTCATCAGTGCCTAGATGTTTTTGAAACTCTTTTAGAGCATTCTCATCACTTACAAACTTATCTGAATATACATAACCAGTACCTATTCTACTCCATAAAGGTATATGCCAAACCCAGCCATTTTGTATGGCCGTACAGTTTGTATATCCTACTAATTCTTTTTCTTTATCTACATAAGGTATTCTTGTAGCCCAAGCAGAATTGTTTGGTAACATATCAGCATAAGATTCAAAAGGTTCTTTTAATGTTTTATCTAATAATAAAGATTTGAAACCTGTGCAATCAATATAAAGATCAGCTTTATGTTTATTATTTAACGAAGCAATACCATCTTCATTTTGTTCTATTGAAATTATTTCTTCTTTAATATGTTTTAATCCTCTAGGCAAACAATAATGATCTCTTAACCAAATACCAAACTTTGTGGCGTCAAAATGATAAGCAGTATCTCTATTAAATCTAAAAGGTATTTCATCATTTTCATTGTAAAAACATTTATTAGCATTTACAAGAGCCATTTGAGGATAATGACAATCAGCATAATCTGAATAAGGGGTATCAGCATAATGAAATTTTTTAAACCACCAATCATTTAGTAATGCTTTATTTCCTTCTAAATGTGGAAGGCCAAAAGGATAATGAAATGCCTCACCTTTTTTATAAAAATCTGTAAACTTAATACTTAATTTGTAACTACCATCAGTGTGTTTTAAAAAGTGTTTATCATCAATGCCTAACCAATTTGTCCAAGCTTTTACACCGCCTATTGTGCTTTCACCTACGCCAACAGTTGCAATATTTGGTGATTCAATAAGCGTAATGTTTTTATCTGGAAATTGTTTTAATAAAGTAGCGGCCGTCATCCAGCCAGCAGAACCTCCACCTACTACAATTATACTATTCATTTTATTTTTAACCAAATTCTTTCGTGTGCATAATGAACAACAGTTAATATAATATGAATAAGAATAGCATCAGGTAAACCTGTCCATAAAGCAGTTATTAATAAAGCAATAATTCTATAAGTTAAAGTTCTAATGATGGTTCTAATTTTATCTTCTTTCATAATATAATAATAATTTATCTAAAAGGATATCCTAGATTCCACATTACTAAAGAATATCTAGTTCCTTTTGTTACTGGTGTTACACGATGCCATACAAAACTTGGAAAAACAATAATAGAACCACGAGGTCTTATCTCGACACATTCTTTTGTAGTTTTACCTTTTGTCCATTCTGTATCCATTGAATTTCTAAAATCAAATTCTAAATTTCCTCCAACATATTCCGATGGGTCAACTAAAGAAACTGTTACTGATAATTTTCTTATTTTACCGTGATCTGGTGGCCAAGTGCCATCAGCATTTTGAGGTCGTTGATAAGGTTGATCCCAACTATCACAATGCCAGCCATAATATTGGCCAATTCCATATTTTGTAAATTGAGATGATTCAGTCCAATCCCAATCAAAGTTCCAACCTGCTAATCTATTTGCATCGTGAATATAAGGTTGAATCTCTTTATAGATCCAACGATCATTCATCCAAACAACGTCTGATTTTCTTTTCTTTTGAATATTCTTTACGTCTTTTTTATCTAACTTGCCTTTTGTTTTAATAATATTTTCAACACCACCTGTAACGGCCATTTCGGCTTGATGTTTTTTACCGTAATTGAGAATGTCATCACACAATTTTGGTGACAACGCTGATTGAAAATAGTAGTAGTAATTTTTTAGATTCATTATGTAATTTCTATTTCATTAATATAACATATTTATAAGCTTTTGTAAAGCGATTTTTCTTATTGGAATTTGTATCTTATTACAACTATACCTTTGCCGCCGACGCCTCCAGATCCTAAAATTCCAGGTGGACTACCTGTATAACCACCACCTCCTGCACCACCTCCAGTATTAGCTGTACCTGAACCAGCATTAGAAGGGGGTGATGTATTACCACCTATTCCTCCGCCTCCAGGACCGGCAGCTCCTATCGAATGAGATCCTAGATCTTGTCTTGCTCCTCCACCTCCGCCTCCAGCATAAGTTGTAG